TTTAGCATCAGTATGCCAAGAAGAATTGTTGATACCTCCAGAAGAACCCCAGCATTCAAATTTATATTTGCCAGGTTTCAATATAACACTTTGTGGCGAACCATTGTACCCAAAGTTCCATTCTGTCTGCATTTTCTCACTCTCCTTTAACAATAAGTTATCAATTCATTTACACTTGTTGCAATGTTAGATAACCCACCACTTAATTTTTCTTCTATATTAACCAATCTATCCTCTATTTTCTTAGACGAATAAGTAGTCATTTCAGACACTCTGTTATCATCTACAGTTGCATTTATAAAATGAGTTTCTGCATTTCCATTTATCACATAAACGTTTAATTCTGACCTTGTTTCACTTCTAATTTCTATAGTATTATCATCTATAATTTTAAAGTTTGTAACTACATTTTCTTTTGTAGTAGCATCTATAATATTTACAACTATTCTCTGTGTTAACAAACTATGTGTTACAGTTGCTTTGAATCCATTTTCTGCATCCTCAACCCAATCGTCAATTGTTATTGTTTGAGTAGATGCCACATTAGAACCACCTGCGATTAATTGGTCAATTTTAATATTTTGTTTCTCATTTTCTGTGTCAATTCTAGTGTTTAACTCTGTTTTAGCAGTTTCTAAATTATTTGTTAATTCTGTTTTAGTTGTATCTATTTTAGTATTAACAGTACCTATTTTAGTTTCTAAGTCTTGTATATCTTTGAGTGTTGCAAAGATTATTGTTGGGTCAATTTTAAGTTCTATATTATTTACATTAGATACAATAAGCACAGTTTTAACCTTCATGTCTACCACTGCACCTTGTTCTATAGAAGGTTTATAACACTCTTTGTATTTAGAAATGGCAATTAAATTATTTTCATCATCTAAATATCCTATTTCTCTTATCATAAATCCGCCTACACTTGATGGTATTAAACTCTCTAATATTATACAATTTGGTGCAGTTTCATCTGTAGTTGTATTTCCAATATTGCCTTCCCATACCACGTTTTTGAGAGCTGTCTGACTCTCAGTTGGAGTATATTCACTCCCTCCTCCATCACCAAGTTGAATTTTTACAAATCCCACTTTATTACCTGTGACACTTGCATTTGCTATCTTTGCTTTTCCTACATCTGTAATTATAGTGTAATAACTTTTATCTATAGCCAATATATCACCTCCTAAAATATTGTTATCTCTTGGTATCCAACTCCATTGCCAGTTAATACATCAATTTCTCCATAAGTTTCTATATCTGGTGGACTCCAAGGGTATATAGTTATTTCTTGACCCATTAGGGTTGTTATACCAAAATTCATATAATTGTCTTTGCTTATAAGCACTCTAGTGTAATCTAAAGTCATATTACATGGCTTAATATTACTTACAAAAGAATGAACTTCCTCAAACCAATCTTGATTTCTAGCATCACTTTCAAGATGTATATTATAAGTAGCATTATTAATAGTTAACTCATAATTACCTTCTCCAACTATACTATCTAGCCAATTCCTTAAAAATCTCTCTGAGTAAGGTAATTTACTTATATATTTACTAAAAATCCTAAACCTTCTATCTTCTAAACTCTCATTACTTTTAGGAGTTATAGACATTATCTTTTCCCATCTTTTTATACCACTTATAGTTAGGTCCTCTAAAAACTGGTCATTTGATAGGTCCTTTAATTTATCATGTAATATTTTTATTTCTTTATTTCCTACATTAAATACTTTTATATATTCTTCTTTATCTTGTAGAATTTGTGGTAAGTAATTTATTAGATTAATCTCTTTATCCAACTACCTCACCTCTCACTACTATACTGTTACTATTTATTGTTAGATTAGATTTAACCTCATTTATCATTGTATTTGCAATGTCTAATACTCCATCAATACTAAGTAATCTAGTTTCAATTTGAGATATACGGACTATTAAGTTTTCTTCATCTTCCCAACTCATGTTAAGTTCATTTAAATAGTCGTCTATTGCTTCTTCTGCAATTGATTTTATATTCTCCCAAGTGTAGCCATTTTTGTATGTTATCTCTGCTGATATATTTATAGTTGTACTTACAACACCTGTAACAGTAACTTTATGCCCTATTGGTGCTAATCCTAAGCCTTGTCCTTGATGTCCAATTGGGTCAATTTCTTCTTGCACTAAATTAACTAAATCCTCTGATGGTACTTTGAAATTAGAGTTAATTATTACTAACTTAACAGTTCCTCCACCGTCCCACACAGGATAAACCTTAACTCCTCCAACATCTTGTATTTTGTTAACTTCATCTTTATAATTTTGCATATTTCCACCAAAGCTCTGTGAATTTAGGCTATCATAATATCTTTGTCTTAAACTATCCTCACTCTCTTCATCCTCTCCATTTATCAAGATTTCAGTTAGTTCAGCAGTTTCAAGACCATCTATATATTCAATAGGTATTAGTTTTCCTAACTCAAATATAGGTCCAGCAGTTTCACATTTCATTTTATATGTTTTTTCAGATATTCTCTCAATTGCAATATAATTGTATTCTCCTAGATTAAACCTAGAATCAAGTGGAATATCTATATTAAACACTCCTTTTGCAATGGTATTAGTTGCAGATAGTGGTGTAATTCCTCGTTCTTTACATCTTTTCTCCAAGTAATAATAACTAGCAGTATCTACGAATGTTTGGTCTAGTAATTCATCCATAGCAATGTATGTTTCTGTAAGTTCTATAGCAACAGGAGCAAGAGCATTATATATTATAGAACCTTCCCTTTTATCAAAAGTATCTGGTACACTATCTAACATTCTTTTAATTATATTTTCAAATGTCATTAACTCAAACAATTATACACTCACCACCTTCTCTGCTTTTATATTTCCATATTTACTGTGAACTGTGAACTTACAATGTACTTTTCCTTTTACATTTTGAAATTCAAAATTATCTACATTTTCAACCCTATCATCTTGAATTAGTGCTTCTTTGATTCGTCTTTCAAGTTCGGGGATTACAAAGGATATAGGTTCTCCAATAAGGTCGTTCAACTCGACTCCATAATTCCAAGAATAAATGAGGTGCTCATACCTTTCAGTATTTAAAATTAAAAAGATGGTCTGTTTTAATGCTTCAACATCATCACAAATACCATCTATCTTAGATTTTTCTATATTTAATTTAAAGGTCTTACTTGGTTCTTGCCTTACATCAAAATTAATTATTGATACATCTTCAATGTCATAATCCAAATTATCGCTTGGTAACACCTCATCACATCCTATCTAAAATCAAATATTGCTGTCCTCCTTGCATCCTAATTAAGACTAATTTATCCCCTATTTTTTTATCTGTATATCTTTTAAAAGTCTCTGTTTGTATTAGAAAAAATTCTTCAAAAGATGCTTTTTGTTCTATCTTAACTATCAAAGGATTAACACTTTCTATAGTTCCAAATGCAATTTGCATTGGATTGCTTGTTTCTACTGCATCCATTGCAGCCTTCTTAATTATTTGCAATAATTCTTGTGACACTTTATCACCTCACTTAAAAGAATCTTCTAGCTCTTGCAAAATCATGCTTTTTCTTTTGTCTACCACTTAAACTACTTATTTTTACTACGTCACCAGTTTGTGGAGCATGAATATATTGGTCATTTCCTATATATAGTCCAACATGATGTACATTTCCTTTTCCTTTGTTGTATGCAAAGAATACTAAATCACCAGCTTTTACATCATTTATGTTACATAATAGTTTTCCTCTACTATCTTTTGATTGGTCTGCTGAAACTCTTTTGAGATTTATTCCTGCACCTCTTTTAAATGCCCACACCATAAGACCACTACAGTCAAAACTCTTTGGACCATTACCACCCCATTTGTAAGGCTTGCCAAGTTGATTTTTTGCTTCTTGAATAACTTTACTTACTTTATTATTATTGTTTGTTGATGTATTAGAATTATTGTTTTGAACTTGATAAGTTAAATCTTTTAAATTCTTTTCTGCTTCTTCATTACTTCCAACTCCTGTGCCTGCACTATTAGAATTATAAGTACTTCCTGTTATTTGCTTATAAAATGCACCTACACATTTTACCCATTCTTTGTCTGAACTAGAAGAATATTTATTTCTGATGCTTTCTAAAGTTTTTCGTCCTATATGGATATAGTTTCTTGATAAATTACTTATACCTCTTTTTATTCCTTCGTCTACACTAGAAAAACTCATGTAATCTCCATTTTTTTTCATTCCAAAGAAATTATTTTTAGTATTTGCAATATTTGAAGTCCCTCTAGCTGATTCGTGCATAGATATAGCAGCCATGAGTGCTGGATTAACTTTATAAGCATTTGAATATTTAACAAATATATTTCCTGTATTTGATAATTTACCTTTAAGTAGTTTATTAATCTTATTAGCCATATCAGTATCTTCTTTACTTGTAGTACTTTGTGCAGGACCATTTTGTTTCTCATTTTTATTATTAGTATTTCCACTACTATAACTTGATGAAGAATAAGAAGCAAATTCGTCTCCATCAACCAAAGTTAGGTCCATAAAATGACTGTTATTTTCAAATGTATGTTTTACTTTCTCAACTAACATATAATTTTGTAAATCAATATCTCCTAACGACAAAAAAACAGGTACTAAACAACCTGCTCTTACTCTAATATCTCCTAACACATTTTTTAAACTTAATGACTTAGTTTTCTTATTATATAGTTTTAGGAGTATATCACATTTTTGTTTTATCTCTGCTTCACTCATATTTTTATCAACTGTATCAAATAGTTGTAGTATTCCCCAACTCCTCATATGCGTTGAGTCTTGAGCAATATACACATCTCTTTTTCCTGTTTCTTCATTATCTCTTACAAGTTTGATTTTTGTATAAGTATCACTATCAATAGAAGAATTATAGTCAAAGTCCTCGATTACATCATTATTCATAACAGTATCAAGTTTCATTGATGCAACATTTTTTAGTGTTATTCTTCCAAAGTCATCATACAAGGTAAACATTTCTTTTTTTTCTCTTAAAGTATCATCTAGTGCAGTTAAAATCATATCAAATAAAGTTTTGTTTTCTTCTATTCTAGATATTTTATATTTTGTATCTTCTATGACATTGTATTTTAAATTAAAATCTTTAGCGAGCATTTTTATAAGTTCGCTTGCTGTTTTATTACTATATACATAAGTATCTTTATTTTTAAAATATCTTAACTGGTCATATGCAATAATTTTGATGTGATTTTCTTTATCTCTTTTCTTCTGAAATATATATCCATAGAATATGCCTACACCCTTGTAATATAATCTCACTGAATTACCTTCACAAAACTGTAGTATATCATCCATGACTATAGTAAACTCTAACTTAGAAGGTGTTCCTCGTCTTTCTATTTCCCATGTGATACCATCAATGACAGCAGGTTCGTAGAAATCTTCCCAATGTGCAATAACTAACCTTACATCTCTATCATTTGCTAACACTAATTCATCAACCAAGTTTTAACACCTGCCCTTTGTAAATAGTGTATTTACTTAAGTTTTTGCCCTTATTTGCCTTATCCATCATAGATTTATTTAGTTCGTATACTTTCTTATATAATGAACCATTACCAAGTTGTTTCTGACAAATTGACCAAAGGCTATCCCCTGCTTTTACTGTATATGTTTTAGTTTTAGTGTTTGTGGCATTGACTGAATCAACTCGTTTTGGCTCTATCTTTACGCTTGGTCTACCAGTCTCATTTTTAGGAGGGGCAAGAACTAACTTTTTAGTTGAGTAATCTCTATATTGCTTTAACTTTATTGCAACTTTTGTATCTGAACCATTTTCTGCATCTTCTGAAATAGCATACTCTTCAAGAGATACTTTTATATTAGTGTTAAATAGTACTTTATTACCTAATTCCCTCGATACAATAAATTGGAATGGCTTACAATCTGTTTTTAATAGTTCTAATTTACTTAAAAAGAATTGAACATCTTTAAAAGCTCCACGATAAAAAGGTAATTTATTATGTGTAAATTCTGCTTCAAAACTTATCTCGGATAACCCTTCTTTTTTTAGTATGTTTACTTCTCCAGTATTTATCAAATCAACTGTTTTATTTTTATTTGTTATTTTTATTTCTAATTTGCCAGGTGCGATTGGTAATTGTACTCCATCTAAATAAAAGTCATAAGCCATTTATATCCCTCCTTTCTAAACTACTCCCTCAGCAGATACAACCATAGCGTCATTTAATTTTTCTGTTAGTACATTAACTATTCCATCTAAGTCGGCATCTTTATTTATGTTATTTGTGTTGTTCATGTCAATTTTAATGTTGACTCCTGTAAAACGGTTTATTGTTTCCTGTTCTGCAATATCTCTAAGATATTTTAAGTCTTCTTGACTTTTATCCATTGTTTTAGCCATTTTAGCTGTATTTCCTGCGGTATCTTTTGCTCCTTTTGCTGCATCGCCCAAAGGTGAGTTTAATCCTGCTGAGCCTATTCCATCACCTAATCCATATTTATCATCCCACAAATCGTCAAGACCTAAATCTTTTTTTGCCTTATCAGCTATTTTACTAATATCAAAAGTATCCTTTATTTTATTTTCTAAGTTTTGACCAAAGGCATATCCATTTTTAGCCCAATCTCCAACATTGTTATACTCTAATTGTTTAAAGGATTTATAACCTTTTGGCTCTGCTCCAAGCCATTTATTTAAGTCTCCTTTAGCTTTTTGCAATGTACTTGTAATAGACTTTGTATGACCAACCATATCAGCTTTTCCAAGTCCTAACTTATCTCCAAGTCCTCCAAATTTATTTAAGACATCTACAAATTTATTCCAAGCTTTTAATGCCCCATTAATTCCATCTATAATAGAGTTTGCTAAATTAGTAGCAAATTCATCACATCCTTTTGTCATAGATATAAGATTATTTAATACTGCTGTGGCTAAATTAAAAAATAATTTCTTTACTGAATAAACTGGATGGTCTAATACATTTGTAAAAAACTCAGCAAATGATATAAAAACATTAATCCAGAAAAATACACTATTTATAATAAATGCTGTTAAACCCGATAATGCTCCTGCAACAATTCCAATTGCTGAATAAGATGTTCCTGCGAATTTATTTATTACAGCTATAGCTACAAAAAAGGCAACAACTATGGCTATAATTCCATATAAAATCCAAGTGATAGGGCAAGCTGCCATTGCTGCGTTCAATCCGTCCTGTGCAATTGTGCTTGCTACTAATGCTGCTGCTCTATAAGACTCTGCTATTATATGAGCAAAATTCATCGCTAAAGTTTTAGCAGATAACGCAATATCTTTTACTTTATTAGCTATACTAAGTAATAGTGCATTGTTATATACTAACATAGCAGCTGCAACTCCAAGTACTATTGGTGCAATAATACTCCAGTTCTGAGCAAATACATTAGTAATATTTAATGCTTGTGTTATTACCCAGCCAAGCACTTGCACTATCAGACTAACACCTACAATAATAGCATTTACAAATGCTTGAAAAAATGGACTTCCTAATATATTTATAATTCCATTAAAAATACTAAATGCAACTGCTCCTAAAACATATAACGAATCTATAAAATTATCTATAAAGGTTCGAAAACCCCTACTAGACATAGCTTGTTCTATTTTTTTCTGTATAACACCAAATATCATGATTGCATTATTTTTAATTGAAGTCCAAATTTGAGAAAATGTGTAAGGCATTTTTTCAAACTCTGAATTGGTCTGCTCTGCTGCTGCAAGTAATGAGTTTTTTACAATATCTGCTGTTAACATTCCTTCACTTGCCATACCTCTTATCTTCCCTATATCGACCTCGAGATAGTCGGCAATAGACTGAATAATATTAGGTGCTGACTCAAACACAGCATTTAGTTCCTCGCCTCTTAACACACCACTTCCTAAACCTTGTGTAAGTTGTAAAAGTGCTGAATTAGTTTCTTCTGTTGTTGCTCCTGCAATTACAAATTTCTTGTTAAGTTGTTCCGCGAATGCTACTATTTCTTTTGTACTACTAAATGCTTTGCCTGCATTCATGCCCACTCTGCTTACAATTTTTGCAGTATCTAAATAAGATGCTCTTGCTCTTTCCGCTGATTGAAATATCATTTTGTTGAGTCCTCCATCAGATTGTTGCCCGTCATTTATCATAGCTAGTCTCGCATTAGTACTCGTCATTTGGTCACTTAAATTAATCAAACCACCAACACTTCTCAATCCAATATAAGTTGCTACTAATCTTTTAGCATTTTCTACTAACTTATCTGTACTACTTGCTCCTTTTCTAACATCATCATTAAATCTTTTTTGTTGTTCATCAGCTTCTCTTATTTGTTGTTCTAATCTATCAAATCCAGCTTCTGCCCTTGCTAACTCTTCTCTAGCTGTTCTAATACTATTAGCATCTATAGCATTGCTAGATGTTCTTTGTAATTGCTCGAATGAACTTAATACAATATTCATAGCATTAGTCATGTGTCTAAAAGCAGGTGTCATTCCGTCGAAAATTCGGATAGATGTTTGTATAGTTGCCATTTTTCTGCTCTCCTTTCTGTTAATTTAGATAATAAAAACACTTACTAATTTAGTAAGTGTTTTTATTATGAATACATCTATTTTTTGCCTGCCCAAAATTGCTTGCCACAGTTCAAACATGTTACTCTAACTTTCTTTGCTCCTAAATTTCCAGCTACTAAACCTATTCCACCAGTTAAACTCGCTCCTACTACTGCTTTTCCTATACCAAAACCCTTTTTTTGAGCTGTCAAGGATGTTGAACCACACTTAGGACAACAAGCAACTGATTCTTGTTGAGCTTTTTCAATATTATTTTTTCTATTTTGATTGTTTGTTATTTTTTCCTTTTCTGAATTACTCATAGTATCATCAATAAAGTTGTTTTTTAACTCTTCAAAGGAAGAATCCACTATTTTTTTTGCTTCCTTTATATTCAAACCGCTTATTTCCATTACATTTTTTATTGCATTTACTTTTTCTTTTCTATATTTTCTATAAATCTCAGTCATATTTACTTCTATTCCATTAGCATCAATGATTAAATCATTTGATTTAATATTATTATCTTCAATAATCTCATTTTCTACAGCAGCCCCACAATTCGAACAAAACTTGCCTATACCTGTGATTTCTGCACCACAATTTGAGCAAAACATAATAATTCCCCCCTGTACAATATTTTTATAAATATTATACTATATCCATAAAAATTTTTACATTATAGTTTGACTCCAAAACCCATTTTAAGACCTGTAATTTTAGATAATTTCTTAAATGTGGTGCAGTGATAAATATCTACAACATGGATTATCTTCTCTTTTTATCACTTCATCATTTTTTTGAACATATACACTTTAATATGTCTAGTGATACAATATAAATCTTTTTCTGTAAGTTCTATATCTTTATTCATTTAATCCCTGCCTACCTTCTCCTTCCTCTCTTTTTCTCTCTTTCAGATTCTTTCATTGCTTCCTCTTCATCCTCTATCTTAACAAGTATTGAGGCGGCTGCTAATGCTCTCTCATTAACTTCTAAATTCATATATTCACTAGGTTTCCACTTTAATTTTTGGATACAATAATGAGTGATGCTAGCATCAAAATCACCGCCCCTAATTAGTTTTTTGCTTCTTCTACTTTATCTTCAAATGTTGTATCAAATCCATTAACTTCGTTAACTTTTACTGTATAATTTACATACTCACCTGCTGTAAGCATTGTTTTTAATAACTGAGCTTCTCCCATCACTCCATAACTATTTTGGAGTTCGGCATCCTTTAAATCTGGAAATACTGTAGATGCTACACATAACTCTGCTACATAACTATTGTAGTCAATTTCACTTGTGAATTGACCTGTTGGCTTCCCATTATTGCCAATCACTTTCACTCTTTTGGTACAGTTTCTTCTTAATACTTCATCTTCCTCAGAAGATAAAACTCTTAATTCCCATTCAACTGGCTTTCCTCCTTCGTCTAAAAATCTATCGCTTGCCACATACATTACATTCTCATTTTTTATTGCATTTTGACTTAAAAAAGCACTTAAATTACTCATTTCTTAATTCTCCTTTTATTTTAATTTTTACATAAAAAACACACATCTATAATTTATAAATGTGTATTCTATATCATACCTAATAAAATTTTAAATTCTTCTGGCATATCCCAATCATCAAAAGTAAAATCTATATCCTCATCTAAATATTCACTATCTGCATCAAATTTAGCTAATGTAACCTCATCCATATTGCAATCTTTTAATATAATAGTTTGACGACCTACTGAACTTGTTGGGTCTTCATTAGTAATTTGCATATCGAAATATATATCTTCTCCAGTTTCCTTATATCTAAGCATAAGTTTTCTAAAGATAGAAGTATTATAATGAACAGTTGCACTTCCTGTGCCTTCCCATCCAGTAGTTTTGTTTCCTTTTCCTGTTTGCCCTAAAATTGGTATCTTACTTTTATTCTTCTTAAATTTAGCCTCTACCTTGATACACTGCATAAGAAGGTATCTTTTACCTTCAATGGTAACATAGCATTCTGCCAAAGATGCACTTATTGCATCTTTTGACTTCATAGTAATATTTTTAGCCATTCTAATATTCTCCTTCCTAATTAACTAACTGAAACAGTCATATAAAGCTTACTCATAGCATTTATAACCTTAACCGCATCACTCACTATAACTGTTTTCTTGTCATTTCCAAGCTCCACACTAACATCATCAGTTTTAAAATCTTCTATTGCCCTTATATTCTCTAATTCTTTATGGTGTTTAACAACATCATTCCAGAAACTTATTCTTCCTGCCTTATCATTCGGAACTTTACCTAAATACTTTTCATTAAATAAAGTTGCAATATCATTAGCAATTTGGTCAAGTACTCTAACACTTTGGTTACTTGAAAAATCGTCATTTTTATCATCTGTAAATGATACAAAAGTATTTATGTCCTCTAACACATGAACTTCATCACCAACTTTATGAAATATAAATTTACCACTCTTTAGTGCTTCTTCAAGTTGTATTTGTGTGTAATTTACATCAACATCAAACTCACCATCATACTTTTTATTAGTATTAGATTTATTTATATCGCATCCTGCTATAGCTCCAGTAGTCCAATAAACTAAACTAGATTCTAATAACCCAGTATCTTTAACTTTATTTTCTACAGATACTACACCTTCGTAATCTGCATCATTCTTTTTATATAGTACAGTTTGAAACTTAGCTCCTACTTTATCTCTCATTCTTTTAGTAAACTCTACAAATAAACTTTTAATTTCTGCTGTTGTAGCCAAACTGCCTAGTGCATTAAATGAGTAGCTTTCTATTTTATCCAAGAAAGCTTGATACTCTGCTCCTGTGACTGATTCGCCATTAGTTCCACCAGTAAATACAAGCCCTGCACTTGCTTCTAGTGTTGTATCCTTCTTCCAAGTAATATAGTCATTGTCCTGTAAGTCTGTAATAACTTTTGCTATTTGGGTATCTACTTTCTTATTATCCAAAAGTGTTACAACATCAAACTTAGTGTTATCATCAATGTTTGTTGTAACTATAACTTTTAAATCATTACCTCTAGTACCTGAGTACTTAGCTGTAGCAATACTGCAACTAGCTTTAACACCTTTATTCAATTTATAAAAATATCCCAACCTTATATTTTTGAATAAATCTCTCAAACCTTTCAGCTTCTCATGAGTATAATCATATCCAAAATACTTAGTTGAATACTTCTCAAAATCATCACTGGTTACTGTGAAAATTTCTTCATCTATGCCCCAATCTAACTCTAAAGGCATTGCAACAATACCTCTATCCGATAATGAACTGGTTGCCCTTGTAGCACTTACAAAATTTATATATGCACCAGGTAGGACCTTATTTTGTGTTACAAATGTTCCTCCACCTAAAGCCATCTAACTCACTCCTTTCATAAAATTATTTATTATTTCCTCTACTTCTGAGAAGGAATATAACTCATTTTCTTTTAAAATTGCATTTAATAAGTCTTTTCTATTTACATACTTCTTAGAATTAACTATTTGCTCCTTAGTAAACTTGTAGTCATCTTCTTTGCTTAATGTTTTATTCAAAATTATCACCTCTCTTCAAACCACCAAATAATTCAACATCATTCATTTTTTCTGTATCATTACTTTTTATAGTGAAGTAGTTATAATCAACGAAGAAATGAAGAACATTATCTATAATTTCAAAATTCATATTTGTGCCTCTAACTAAATCTCCATCAATTTCTATATACTCTAATTCCTCAAGTAGCATCTCAGCTACCTCATTTATTTCAAAACTCTTATCTTTTGAACGAGGAAAATAATGTACATCAAAAGAGTTCTTTTTTAATGTCCTGCCACTTGGATATGATACTTTGCTTGGATTTAAAGGAACAATAAAAAAACAAGGTTCATTTATACCTTGCTCCACATCTTCACTATAAATTGTATATTCATTTCCAAATGATTTATCTAATTTAATAGATATTCCATCAATTATATTATTAAGCATCAAATACTCCTTTCAACAAGATTAATAACTTTCTCTCTATAATCTTATCAACTTGACTTTGTAGTTCCATCTCTGAAATTGTTAAGAAATGTTGTCCTTTAACCCATCCCTTACCATCTTTAGTTCTATGCCCGAAATTTACATAACTTGCATATTCAGTCGGATTAACAACTTCTATAATATAATTATTTCCTTGTTTATACACAGGAAGCGACCTAGCATAAGCCACTCCATTCCATCCTTGTCGTAAGAATCCTGTATCAACTGGTGTTCTTCTAATTACTTTCCCAAGTAATCGTGCTGCTAATTCTCTTGCTGCATCCTTGCAAAACTTATCTAAATCAATCTTTGTAAGCTTCTCCATCTTTTTACAAACTCTTTTAAACTCTCTAAAATCAACACTGCCCCATCTAGCCATTATGCTTTATCCTTAAATAACTCAAGTATTATTTCTTGATGATTTGGATATATAGCTGATTCTCCACTTCTTACATACTCTCTTGTTATGTTATTTTGAGTAGTTATAATAAGCTTTGAACCTGCTTTAACGCTTATGTTTGGAGATATAAAGAGTTTGATGGTTTGTGCAAGTTTAGCTACTTTTCCTTCTTCTGTAGAATTAATGTTTTTATATGAAAGCTTACAAGGTTGATTTTCTAATACAATCACTTCTTTATTGTTAGTTCGTTTTGTCACAGGGTCTTTGACTGGCTGATACTCAATTATAGTACATTTATCTCTGTATAACATTTCTATTGCTTTTCTAGTCTTATCCATCATTATTTCCACCTAATTTTTCTGTATCTGTTTAATTGTGACTTATAATCTTTGAGTAACGATTCCTTAAATTCACTAGCTGAACTTCTGTATGAAACTGATGTATCACCTTCTGATATAGAAGAAATAGAACCTAGTGCAATATCTTCACTTCCTAGATTCTCATTTTTATACATATCTATAGCCATCCTTAAAACAGTACTATTTAGCCCTTCGGGAATAACAGATACATTACAATAATTTTTAACTATTTCCTCCACATCTTCTAATATAAACTCTAATATCATCTCTTTTGAATAATCTTCCTTACTGATTCCTAAAAGTTTTTTTAGTCTTTCAACTTCCATATCAACACCTCTAATTTATTGTACCCATAAACACTTGGTCAGCATAAGGAAAACTAGGTAATGCTGTTGCAACTGCTTTTATCCACTTAGCAACTGGGTCAGCAGTAGAGTATTGTTCTACAATTATATTTCCAACTGAACTAATATCTATTGCTGGGTTTTTTCTAAGTTCTAATTCCTCTGCTGTTAGCCCAAAGAAAGTATCTCCCATCTTGCCGTCAGGCATAAGAATAAACTTATTTTCATCTAAGAATCTCTTTGTTGTGTACTTACCATCCTTGCCTTGTACTCTGTATCTTTCATCATAAGTAAAAATAGGAGGAAGAGATTGAGAAACTAAAAATGTATTTAATTCATTTAAAGTAAGTAGTTTATCACTATTTACACCAAATATAGCTTTTCTTAGTTTTTCATCTCTTAAGATTATATTTAAAATAGTTTTAGAAGTTAATGACCTTGTTGGAGTAAATCCAGTATCAACAACTATTTTATCAGTCATATTATAAATATCTCCTAATATATCTGGTGTTCCACTAGACCAAGTTTTTGTTTCTTTATGATTTGTTGGAGTTCCATATTTTAAAGAAGCTTTAACTCCATTTTCATTTATATTAAGTTCTCCAGTTGATAAAACTTCCATTCTCATTGCTTCTATTCTAGTATTTACACTTGATACAAGGTTATCAACATCATTAAATATTTGATTTATCATTTGAGTTTCTTCTTGTGAGTTTCTTGGCTCTTCAAGTACAATTATATCTTTTTCATCTAGTTTAATTTTTCTTTTCACAAGTGCAAGTTCAGCAATACTTAAATTAGCACCTTCTCTTGATGCAATCTCTGCTTCTGTATCAAAAGCATGAACACTTGCTGATACTGGAAGATTAGATGCACCTTTTATCATCTTTATTTCAAGTCCTTCTATCTTTTGAGTTGGAAATAATAAATCTCCCATTGTTTCTTTTAATTTTCTAGTCTTTGTATAGTTTATCAGCTCTTGAACTGACAATAATTCTTCTACTCTTGCCATATTTCATCCTCCTACATAAATTTAATATTTGGTAATTTTGTCTTTATAGTTTCTATAGCTTCTTTTACATACTCACCTTGCAATCTTTCGATTATTACATAGCCTTCCACCATTGATGCAACTGGTTGTGGTCCATAAGTAACATCTACAGTTGAAAAAACTATTCCTACAGGGTCTTCTGATAATGTGTATGTATAACTACCCGAAGAACCTCCTCTGGTTATCTTTACCACTTTGCCACTCTCACCTAATAAACTACCTGCTAACACATATTTCTTTCCATTTTCATCAGCCACTACATCTGTATCTAATGCTGTTTTTGAAAAGTTAATATAGTGTTGAGAAGCTAGAAACTCGGGTGTGTTATCAAAATTTACCTCTTTAAAATACATACTTTATCCTCCTTTTTATTTTATACTCCATGCGTCAGCATATGGATTTTTAGAACCTTCCTCATTCTTTTCTTTAGCAATATTTTCAGCTCTACTTAATGTATTTTTATTGCCATTATCGGGGCTGTAATTTATCTTAGTCTCTCCTGTTTTTATTAAGAAAGATTTTTGAGTTAACCAAGTATCAGTCTGTTCCTTTAGTCCTGTAAAAGTACCATTTTCATATTTTATTTTTTCTAAATCAAGTTCTGCTTTTGCTGCTTTAGTGCTATGAACATTAAGTTTAATAAGTTCATTTTCTAACGCCATATCAAACTCTTTTTGTTCTTTTTCCTTTAATTTCTTTTGATATTCTTCATCTTTTGCAGTTAATTTAGTCTCATAGCCTTTTTTAAGCTCTTCAATCTGCTCTTTTGTCATTCCATCCTTAAAACCTTCAATTGCTTCTTTAGAGGCTTTTAGTTCCTCTTTTACCTTTTCATACTCAATTTTATTAATATAATTTTCTAATTCTTTTAATGATTCAGCTTCTACTTTCTTTGCATCTTCTTCACTAAGACCTAGTGCAATTAGTTCACCTTTTTTCATTTTATTTAATTCTCCTTTCATTTTTAGAAAATAAAAAAGCCCTTGTTAGGACTTACTAAAACCAATATTATTCTCACTACAATTATTTATTGATATAGCTTCTATTTGTGATAAATCTATTACAGTTGTTCCATCTTCATCTAAATACCCTTTCAAATACCTACAATCTGAGTCAGCTTCCATAAAATCTTTCATTAACTTATCAGTAACATCTTCGTTTGTTATTCCAGATACACAATTTCCACTCTTAAACCAAATTACATACTCTTTCAATAATACAACCCTCCTTTCATTTCTTACAAAATAAAAAATCTTTGAACAAATTATTCATAAATAATATGGCTTATTAGCGAAGCTATAAGGTATATTGCTTTTCCTATCAAATACCCACTTATAACTCCTGCTAAGCCATAAACTAATCTAACACATGTAAAAGTATTATTATCTACCATGTTAGCTATACCTAAAACATGAGCCATGATTATGTTGATACCTATAAAAACACCTAAAGCTATACCAACAACTGTAATAATAAATGCCATAATATTTCTAACACTTATTTTGCTTGGCTTTTTAATATATTTCTTTTTAAACATATTTCCATCCCTCAAAACTTATTCAATACTTTCTCTTAGACGTTCCTCTAATTGTTTTACAATACTATCTATATCAACTTTATTTTCTTTTGCAAATATTCTATTTAATTTTTTCTCTAATCTATCTACTACTTCATTGAGTGTTTCAATTTCTTTTGTAGCACTTTTTATATTTTCCTCAAAATCAGTTGTATCTAGTTCCAATTTAGCTGAAAGTTCTAATTTATTTTTCTTGTTGTTATCTTCATCAACATATCTATGTCCTCTTTCTAAATTTTCATATAACTTCTCAAATTCACTAAATGTACATGAATAAATCTTGCCTTCACTATCTTTTATAATAAAATCTCCATTAGTTGCCCTAATAACTCCATTTTTATATTTTATACAGATAGTTTTCTTTACTTCACCTTTACGATTCATAGAGTTTAAAGATTCATCAAGCCATATAGTTCCCTTCTCAAAAGCTTGATAAAACCATATAGGAGTATTAGGACTTCCTAATATCCATTTAAAAGCTTCTACTTCCTCTGATTTCTTTTTAAATTTAGCCATATTATTTATCCCCCTTTAAATTTTTAATCATATCTTCATTGCTAACTAGTAAAGAAGATATGATAAATATCACACCTAAAATAAAATTAAGTAGTGGAAATAAAGCCATAAAAATAAAATTACACTTTCTTCTCACTTTTTTATTTTTAAGAATCTCAATCAATTCCTCATTACTATCAATCTTCATTTTAAATAAATAAAGCCCTGTACAAAACACAATTATTGATAAAATATATAATTTAAGCATTTCAAATCACCCTCTCAATAAATTTTTACATAATAAAAGCACCTACTAATTTATAACTTAGCAAGTGCTTTTACATATTTACTATTTGTATATCTTTCCATAAATCCTTTAGTAATTTACCATCAATGTTGTAATTATCAACCATATCCTTACCATTTTTATAATACTTTGTATCTCCATTAGGGCAAAGAGTAATAAACCTTGTATCATCATCTCCAATAGATATATTATATGGTTTATTATATAAGTCAAATTCTATATCTAATCCTAAATCAATAGAATCAATTAAATGTTGTAAATTCTTAAATTTATTATCCATTTTACTCTCCTTTCAAAATATCTTTGTTTGCTATTTTATGAGCTTTTGTAAGCTCCATATCCTTCTCTCTTTTTACCTTATCATGGTTATTTTCATCAGCTAACCAATCATGTTTATGAGGTACAATTTTATGTTGCTTTGGGTTTCTATGGTCAGTTAAGTCTAAATCTAATCTAGGTTTTCCTGTATTACCATAGTATCTTCTTTGAATTAATTTACCATCTTTGTAATTATCAAATACACTATTTGGTTTTGATTCAAATGGCACTGAATGAACACTTCCACTAGTTAAATTTCTCTGATTCTTAACTTGCCAATTTACATCCTTATAAAGCTTTTTAGCTTCCTCATACCTTATAGTATCATTATACTTCATATGTTGATATTCATCAAATTTAGAAGGTATTTCATTTCCTAATACCTTTTTATATTCTTCAAATTGTTTTCTATCTTTACTCTCATTTAGTTGCATTTTTCTAAGAGTATCAGCTTTTTCTTTTCCAAGTCTACCCTCTATATGTTTCTCATACCACTCATTATACTTCATATTAGATGGTACATAATATGTTTTTCCATCTTCTCCTTTTGCTGCTCTGTAACCTTCTTCATCTTCAAACCAAGGAGCTGTTGTTGTCCTACAATGACAATGAAATGGTGGAGCTGTAACTCCAACTTGATAATCCTTCATATCAAATACTTTTCCATCTAACTCTCTACATATATTTGATGTTTTTAAGTCTAGTGTGGCAATAATCTCATACTTCTCTACATCTAAATCATTGAAACAATCTTTTCTTGAAGCTGATGCAAAGAAAGCTGATTCAGTCATTATCAAATTCTTAGCTTGTGATTTAGATACATTAAATCTCTTAGAAAAGTCATTTACTAGGTTCTTTGGATTTTCACCTCTAATAATTGATTGAGTTAGCTTAGTATGTAACTCATTAATTAAAGCAGGTCTATGTTTGCCCCAAATCCTTTCACTAAAATTTAATCCATCACTAGTCCATGGTTTAGAGATAACTTTATTTATTCTATTAGTATCAAGATTCATTAAACTCCAACCAACGTTTACTCCTTGTTGAACATTAAAAGCTGCATGATAATATCCACTTGTATAAATATGTCTCATTAATTTATCAATACCATCAAGTTCATTTCCATAAAGCACTTCCACTTGTTGCTGTATTTGTAACTTTAAAGCTTCAAGCCTTGTTATATGAACTCTTGCACTAGCATTTTCTAACTCTTTCATCCACTTTTGATTTATAGCATTTTCTTTACCATATTTAATATATTCTTCTACACTCCATTTAAACTCTTCTAGTTCTCTTGTATTTAGTAGTTTCCTAGCTTCTAATAAAGATATTCCTTCATTTTTGGCAAATCTGTTGTACCATGCTAATATATCTTTTTCTATACTATTTATAGCTAGTTTATATTGCTTTTCTAATTCAAGATAATATTTTACACTTTTGTTATTTTGAGCTTCTTCTAATTGTTCAAATCTCTTTCTCCAATAATCATTATGTTTCATCTATGCCACCGTCTTGATTAGGAATTAAATCATCATATTCTTGTTGGCTATTTTCTTTTTTAATCTGTTTTTCTTCTTCCTCTGCATTATCTACAAGCGGATGATTTTTTAAATTAGTCTTTTCTGATATTATTCCAACACTCTTAGAGCATATCTCAGCTAGTTCTAAATCATTTTGAATCATATTCCTAGTCCAAGTTTGCAAAACCCTTTTAGGAGAATATCCTAAATGTCTACATATCATTCTTACTAGTTTAGCAAACCCTAATCTAAACTCTGTTTCCATAAGTCCTGCTTTTAATTCTAACAAAGTGTACAAGAATTTGAGTGCTACACCACTTGTATTGGCAAAGTTTTCGGGTTTAGGGTCAACACCTTGACCTTGGACATAGATTTGCTTTTCTGTTGTTTTAAGAAGTGAATCTCGAGCTTCAATTGGAATATTTATTGTAATTGTACTTAACCCACTCTTATCATCTGCACCACTACTTTGTAAATCAATAGTTTTATATTCTTTAAGTCCTTTTAAGAACTCTGTTAAGTCTGCACCTCCATAGTTCGTAAGAACGAAAATAACTTCTTGTATATCTTCAATATCATTCACAAAACCGCTATAAACCTTGTCATATACATCAATGAGGTGTTTAACATTATCTAAATCTCTTACCTCTAAATCATTGTTTAGAAATTCGATAAATGGAACTTCTCCAAAATTGTGTTTATATACATTAGTTTGAGTTTCAAGTTTATTATCTAAATTTTTCTCTATAAATTTATTAAGTATCTCCAATCCATTGATATTACTATTTCCATCTTTATTTTGATAAGTATAACAACATTCATCTGTCCAATACTCATAAATTACATATTCTTTTCCTTTATCATCAGTCTTTTTATATTCTCTAAGTACTGCAAGAAGCTTTCTGTTTAAATCTGATGAATATACTGCTCTTATTTGGCGAGGGTCTATATTAGCATATTGAAAGTTATTATTATCATCCACCCAAATATGTAACCATGCTTTAGAATATATACTAGCATTTTTGCCAAGTGTTTTAGCTTCTTTTGGGTATCTATCGCCTAAAATATCAGTTATCTTTGAATTTACTCTATCATCTCCAACATCAAATGTAGGTGGATAAGTAAACAGATATGATATTTTTTGGTTAACTAAAAAACCAAACCAATTAAATGGTATTCTATTATCTGCATTTCTTAGTGGATTATTAGTTGTATTTACTTTTCCAATATTATTAGGGCTTCTATCCCTTATAATGTCATTTTCATTTTTATAGTATTTTTCAGCTTCATCAGCTTTTTTAACAAAGTTACTATGTTTACTATTAGTTTGTTCAATTAACTTTTTTATTACATCTAATTCCAATTTATCACCTTCTTCCATTTGGTGTAAGTACTTTAATTCCTGTTCCTAAGGAATCTGTATAGATGGCATATCTAAGTGCGTCTAATACATCATCCCACTTTTTAATTGGCTCACCTGTATTTTTATTCCAAGCATACATAAAAATTTCTTTCCTGAATAAATTAACATTCTCATGAACTACAAATAAAGTATTAGTTTTAATTCTTTTAGCTACAGCTTCAACGCCAGACAATACAGCTTTATTAGCATTAAAAGCTTTTATACCATTTCTTTTAAATGCTGCCAAATGTTCGGGTCTAGCACTATCACAATAAAACTTTATATTTCCATACTTTTCTTTTATACTTTTAGCCTTATCTATCCAGTAATCTATTTCCTTATGTTGAGCTGAATGTTCTTCTAATAAATATAAGTTACCTTTATCATCTTCTCCAATTACAACAATAGCTCCAAAATGTTCATATCCCCAATCAACGCCTGCAAAGTATCTTACAAAATTAATATCATTTAATTTATCCTTAGAAATATAATGAATATCCTTATTAAAATCTTGATAAACTAATCCATCTGCTGACACCCATAAACCATTTATATCTCTGTCATAAAAAACGCCACTAGGAGTAGACTTCTTAATATTTGCTCTGTATCTTTCACTTAAAAATATATTATCATCTAATTTGTAATGAAAAGATTGAATAACCTTGCCATCTGTTTTATCTACAAAGTTAGTTTTTAACCAATGCTCTGGTTGGTCTGGGTTAGTATCTACAAGTATTCTAGCACCTTCTCCACTACATCTTGATTTGATTTCATTAAATACTTCTTCATTTGCAACTGTACCTTCATTTATGTATGCCCCAAACGAAGTCATACCTCTTATTCTGCCTAAATCATTTGTTTTTGAGTGTCCAAAGCAACATACTTGAACTCCAAACAATACAAATCTATTATGTTTGTCAAACTTAAACTCAATGTCATACTTATTTGTAAGCTCACTTAGTACATTTCTTTGTAAAGCTCCTAAATCTGCTCCTGCTAAGATGTATTGAGGAAGCTTAATACCTAGCTCATTAGCTATCTTTCTAACCCTTCTAAGTTCAAGTAAGAATAAATCATTGTCAATTATTGTTTTTCCTGTTCTTTTAGCACCATAATTAATTAGCATGAAGTAGTCATTATTCAAAGCAAAGTTAAGAACTTCAAGTTGTTTACTATGATATAATTCATCAATCATTTTTTATCACACTTTCGAGTTTATCAAAATATCTATCAAGTTTATCTTCTTTACTTTCTTGATTATTTATCTTTGATTTTAATACTTCTACTCTTGCTCTTTGCTCCTCTGTAGCTAAATTCCAATCCTTATGAATCATTTCATCATATTGTTTAATTAAACTCCTTAACTCACTCATTGCCCTACTCTGTGCATTAAGAAAAGATGCTTGCCTATCCCATGCAAATTGAAATTCATACTCTATCTTTTCACCATTTTCTGTGCTTTCATATTTCTTTAATTCTTTAACCATTTCTTCCTTGTCTTTAACATACATTATCTTTTGTGCTCTTATTATTGCTGCATATTGTATTGTTATCTGTTCCCAAAGAATATCAAATTTATCTTTATCCTTTATCTCATTAATTAAGTCTTGGGTTTCTTCAGGTAAGTATTTTGAGAAGAAACCAAATTTTTCAGCATTTTTATTACCTGGTGGACCAGTAGCGTTTTTATTACCTATGGGTGCACCTCTCTTTTTGGTTGCAACTTTTTTTGATTGGTTGCAACCTTTTTGTTTCCAGTATCTAGTTGCCCATGATTTTACAGTCGATAAACTTACATTATACTTTTCAGCTATTTCCTTGTACTTAAGCCCTTTTAAGTAATCTTCATGAGCTAAATCTGCCTTTTCATTCATACCACCACCTCGTTTGTTTGTCGTTTTGGGAACAAAAAAAGAACTCTGGTTAGAGTTCTTAATCTTTTAGAATTTACCATTAAACGCTTCATTTGCATTTTTATAAAATAACTTATATATTTCAGCAATTTTTTCTGGAGTTAAAGAAGCATTTTCCATATATGCTATTGTAAGCTCTGTAGCTACATCTGCAATTGTTCTTTGACAAGAAACACATATTTTTCCATCAGACATAATAGTCACCTCCTTATAAAGTATATAATTCAACTTCAAAGGTCAATATCCTTCAAAAACTATTCGACAACTACAAAATAATTCTAAATAATACACTTATTTAATTTATTATATAAAAAAAGACCATCCATCAAGACAGTCATTTAAATCATTTCTATTAACTCTTTAATCTTTTTATATACCTCTTTATAATTCATATCTTTATCTATTAGCTTAGGTAATTTCATAGATATAATTCTTTCGAGTGCTTGTATATCAAACAATTCACTTTGATTTAATTCATCCCTTTTCACACCTTTTGGTATACCTAATTTTTTTCTTACAAGTTCAGTAAAATGTTTATAATACATCTGAGGTTTATTACTTCCTTGACTAGTAGCATAATAAACAAACTCTTGTATTTCATCTGTAAAATCTTTTCTTACCTTTTTACCCTCTGCTCTTATATCCAGCCATTCTTGGTCTTTTTCTGTAGCAATGTAATAACCATGTATTCTAATTTGTTTAAGTGTTTGTGTAACCCATTTTGTAAATAACTTTGCTTCTGGTTTATTACTTCTAAATGACATATTGTACACAGCTTCTTCTGTAACAAAAGTAGTACCGAAGTTAGGTAATTTATCTTTAAAGTTTCTAGTGTAGGAATCTCCGACAGTAGACTCATTAAATTTCTTTTTATATTCTCTATCTATATTTCTTAATGTATCACGAATATTTACTATGCCTAGTTCCTCTCCTACGTCATTTGCATTAAACCAAACTTCTTCTCCATTTTTGGACCACATTACTTTTACATTTTTATCTTGTAAAATTTTCAACATACTACTACCTCCTAAATTAGTTATTAATAAAGGGTGCTCAACTTGAACACCCTTATTTTCTGTTATCAGAGTTACTGATATCTAAAACTTATTAAATTTTTGTATAAAAAAGACCTAGAAATTAATCTAAGCCTTTTTAATGGGGGATACATATTATTAAGGGAGCAAGTTCTAGGAATCGAACCTAGATTAAACCACTACCTGCATGGTGAGTGAGGTTACCAAGCCCCACCCGATTTTTTAGATTTCTGAATTAAGATACAAAACTGTATGAGATTTTAATCTTAATTCAAATACTTAATATAGTGTATCAATAGATTTTGAACATAGTTAGAATTGAACTAACAGCGTCCTCACGCCCTGCCTAGTCTGTTCATATTGCTAGATTAGCCCTTTAAACTAACCTAGCAATTATTTAGTTTTGAGAGGGAAATCTTTCATTTCCACAATATTATTATCTCATGGTTTTGCCAATAAAAAGTCTCACGATAGTCTCCAAAAAGTCTCAAAATAGTCTCATTTTTAAGCTTTCCATGAAAAAATAGGCAACTCAAACTCTTTTATTTTTGGATATAACATATCTATAATCTTACAAACTATCCTCTTTCTTATTCTAAAGCAATGACTTCTATCTATGTGCATAGCATTAGACATATAATCCATGTTTATCTTTTCATTGTTCATGTACATTTCATTGAAGAACTCTGTTTCAAAGCTATTTAGACTTGTTAATGCACATTCTATAGTTTCTTTTTCAATTTCTAATGTTTTCTTATCCTCTTTTAATCTATTTAAATCTTCTTCTCTCTTAATAACTTCATTTTCAACACTTGAACTTATATTATAAGTAGGTCCTGTTTTTTCTTCATAACTTTGAGCCTTACATCCACAAAATTCATTTTCTAATTTTTTAATATATATATCTTTTATTCTTATTTGACTTTCTAGTTTTTTATAGTTATATAATCTACCTTCAACCTCTTGAAATAGTGTCTTTTTATTCATACTTCCACACTCCCATCAATTTTTTATGTTTTTATGTTATAATAATATTTGTATATAAAAGTTTTATATTTTTGACAAGTGGAGTGTGAAAGCACTCCTTTTTTCTTTTTATTAACAGAAATTATCTTTTTCAAAGAAACTAATTTGATTTGTTTTTCTCTCAGATTTTATAATTCTGATTGATTCATCTATTAAGTTTAATGAATTAAGTAATACATCTTTCGGGATATCCTCCCATTTGTCAGCACCTAATGCCAATAGAGTTCTTTTCTTAACTAATTCAAATTCTTCATTAACTTTTGATATACCTAGTCTTTCTTTTATATAAGAAGATATATCATATTTAGTTTTAGAGGTTGGTCTATAATATTCTGAACACTCTTTTTTAAGTTGCTCTATTTGGATATTATGTTTAACTTCCATCTTAAGTAATGATTCATTCACAATAGTATTAATTTGACTAAGCTGTGAATTTGATAAGGTTCTATTTAGTAACTTTTCTAATCTTATAAAATATCTTCTTATTTCTCTTCCTTTATTATTGTTTTGTACCATAGCAAGTTCTTTTGCTACATCAAGCTTCAATACATATTCTTTTGAAGGTCTCCCTCCAGTTGAGTTTTTCATATTTTTGTGAAAAACTGAATAATCCTCATTTTCCTTAAATCCATATTGTTTAATTCTATCTTCAATCCAGTCTATAAACTGTCTCTTAACTTCTAAGTTATTATGTAGTTCTCTTGCAAAAACTATTTTCTCTCCTGTATCAGTTTCATAAACTGTAACTAAATCATCTGCTACAACTCTTAAATTTTCATTTGTCATAATCTCATTCATATTTATAGTCCTCCTTAAATAATATCTTCTAATATAACCTCAACCCTTGGCTTATCACTATAGTATTTACTAGCTACAACCTCAACAATCTGTGTATCATCTTTATAAGCTATCTCATTTAGTGAATCAGCTATAATCTTAACCACATTATCAATATCGGGTTTCTTGCTAGGTCTTAACACATTATTTCTTTTCTGCTCTTTAACTTTTTTACTGTTACTTTTAGCTATAGAATAGTAACATCTTAAAGTCATTTTTATATAACCTTCAAAGTAATGTTTAACTTTAGATTGATATAGCCATTTTATTAGGTCCTCGTAATTTTTAGTTTTATTAGGTGTATAGGTCCTTTTAGTTATAGAGTTCATTCTAGGTCTTTCTTTGCCAACTGGCTCTCCATCTATTACAAGAAAAACTTTCATTTTTTCACCTTCTTAGCCTTCTTTCTACATTCCTTACAACAATAAACATCCTTAGATTTTTCCTCAAGATAAAATAATTTGCCACACCAACTGCATCTTCTTCGTTTCATAAACTCACTTCCTAGTCACAAAACATTTATTTTATTCCTAAAACAACATACCCATCTTGCAGATAATTGCTATTATCAAGTAAATAAGTAATTTCTTTGCGTATCTCAAGACCTGTGTATTTTTCTCCATCAAATTCCTGCAACACCAACAAGTCGCCTTTTTTAAAACCTCTATCATTTTTCCTAACTTCAAAATTTTTGTTCCCATTTACAACTTCTTTAAAATATTGAGGTAATATTTTTAATTCATGTATCATAAGCTCACACCCTTTAAAAGTTTTAGTCTATTTCCCCTTTTTCAACTTGTTCATCTTCTATTTGCGATATCACTCGTTCGTATGCTATACGACCTTGCCATTCTTTTATTGCAGCATTTTCAATATCTTGTACAAATATAGCTAACTTGCCATTTACATTCGCTATTTTTAACCATATAAGTTCATGTGTGTTATTCTTTTCTACCCATATGGTAATTTCCTTATTTTCTTCCAAACATATATTATTTAGATATATCTCATTATTTATCTTATACATTTGAGTAGTAATCATAATCTCGCTCCTTTTAAAAGTTAATTTTCTCAAAAATTTTTTTATATTTTTTAATAAAATATAGCAATACCAATGACTCTATTTTATTTTTTATGGTCCTACAATTTTTTAAAACTTTTACAGTTTTCTCCATTATTTTTAAACTTTTTTTCATATCCTCTGCTACAATACTCTTCTCTACATATACCTCCTTCATAACTTCCATCTGAGTAAAAATAAACTTCTCCATCTTCCTCATAAGCTCTATATTTGCAATCTTCACATTTATTCATTTTATTACCTCCTATTTTTTAAAAACTCCCTTTTATAAGTCAAAGTAAGTCTATAGACTTCTAGTTTCATTCACAAACTTACCTTGACCAATTATTTTATTTATTTTTTCTTCTTTCATAGAAATCTTTATTAATCCATGAAGTTAAATTTTCAAAATAAAATGCTTCTCCACAAATCGGACATACTGGTAACATTTTTTTACCCCTGTATTTACTTTCAAGCCTCTTAAAAACTATCAAGTGAGGTTTATAACTAGCTATTTCTTTTCTCTGTTTTAATAATGTGTTTACTTGCCCATTTACTCTTTCAAAGTTCATTGCTAGTTCATATAGGGCATCATATGGTTCTACTCTAAATCCACATTCTGAACAATGAACAGATTTATTGACTGTATCTACTATAAATTCTCTATTCTTACACTTACATTTCTTATCATTATTTCTATTAATTCTTAATATATCAATTTCGATAACATTATCTGGTAAATCCATTTCTAAACCACTCCTTTACTAAAGAAACTTATCTGTCTTTCATTTTCTATATCTTCATTACTAAATCGCTTTTCTAGGTCATTCACTGTGACCCCATTAGCTCTAAAAGGTACAGGGCTATCTCTATCAAACTTAAGCATCTTTTGCCACAAAATGGGATAGTATTTTCTTAGTGTTTTTAGGCTCTCTAAGCTTTGTTTAGGGCACAAATAGCAACCAGTTCTCTTGAATCTGTGATGTATCTCATAGTAAAAGTCTTTTTCCTCTAGATACTTCAAACAATCACTTTCAGTCATTTTTTCTTCAAACAATGGTGCTATACAGTTTTTTTCTAGTCTTTTATATCTGCTAGGTTCATCGTACGCAATTCCAATATACCTCTTATGCTCTCCTAGTTTATTAAAATATTTATTAGCAGGAGCAAGCTTTAATCTGCTATTACACCATGCCCCTAGAGTATACGGAAAACCCCATATTTGCCCTTTGCGTTTGCCTTTTTCATTTACAGTATAAAAGTATTCCTCAAAAGTTTTTTCTGCTTTAATTCTTGTTATTTTAAAGTTTATTCTTTTCTCAAAATCATCTATTATATCATAAATTTCTTTAAATTCTAGTCCTGTATCTATGAAAACTATGTCATCTAATTTAAGACCTTTTTCTAATATTAAAAGAAGCATTGCAGCCGAATCTTTTCCTCCACTAAAACTTGCAATATACTTCATAAAATCACTCCTTGCATTTTCTAAATGATTCAACTAACATTTCAGTCTCTCCACAAGTATCTTCTGTAAAATCTATTTGTCTCCCATTAAATTCTCTTATATAATCTGCTATATCATATACTCTTTGACATTTATTCTCTATACAATGGCAAATGTCATTTATACTTATTTCTTCTGGTATTTCAACTATAATTTCATGTTCTAAAGTTACTTTTTCCTCAAACTTAATTTTATATTTTTTCATTTTAAATACTCCTTTATTTCGTTTTTGAGAGTTACAAAACACTTCAACAATAATTTATACTAAAAGACATTTTGCAACTCTCTAAACTGTTTTAATTAGATATTTTCTGTATATAAAAATCCTTTTAATCTTTCTATTTCTTTGCTTATTTCATCATTCCAGATGTTTATAGCTGTATCTCTATTTAAAGAAGCAACATAACTAGCACTTTTTACATCAAGTACATTTTTATTAATAACTCTTAAATATTGACTATTACTCCCCACTTTGAATCTACCTTTTGTTCCTTCTAGTATTTCAACTTCTTCTACTCCTTGTGAACTGCATATATAAAGTTTATCCATTATTCTTCTACCTCCATATAAAGCCATTCTTTGAACCCTTCGGGACTTTCATAACATATATAACCACAAGGTTCTCCCTCATATATACAATACTCACAAATACAATCTGTACTTCCAAAAAAATTAGCCATTCCATCCTCATCCAAACTTTTTATCATTTCAAAATTAGTCATTTTTAGCACCCTCTTCATTTCTCAATAATTCATGAGCTTTTTCTTCATCATAACTGCAAATATTTCTACCATCACAATAATGACAAAGTAATCTAGTATTTTTAGTAATGATAGGAAACATTTTTTTGCAAATCTCCAATCTATCATCCATTCTTATACACCTCTTTTGTTATCACAATTTTCACACTCTTTAAGATTCAATCTATACTCATAAACTCTACCAGCTATAAAACTAATTCCTATCAGTAGCACACTAGCCAAGATGTTCATTTTCCAACATCTCCTTACGTTCTAAGAACTCTTTTTTAATTTCTTCCAAATTCTCGCATTCATTACCAACTACTACATATTTTTTGCTATTCATTATAGTTGCTTTACTTGTAATTTCCTCCCATTTACCTTCAAATTGCTTTAAATAATGCCATTCAACATATAATTCAAGAGCATAATTTTCTTGTCTTACAATTCCATATTCATATTTATTTTTAGTATTATAGGGTTCTTTCAATATATCTCCCTCATAAATTTCTTCATTATTTCCAGACCAACATTTAGAGAATACTCCAACATTAGATACTTTTTGCCATTCGCAATTCTCTTTTAGCATAAATAAACAATCTACTGCATCACTCCACTTTATTGTTTCAGAATAAATCCACTTCTCATTCTCAAAATCATAACCTCTGTACTTAATTAAACTCACTTTTAATCATCTCCTCATATTCTTCTCTAGCCTTATCTATAGCAATAAATATGTCCTCTCCATTGTCATACAACTCTTTTGCTCTTTTAATTGTGTATTCAGTCCTTGAAACTTCCATTATTCCTCCTTAATATATTCAGCTTTCCAGCCACTTCTTGTTTTAGTTTTCTTTTTAATTGTTTGGTAAACTGCCTGACTCTGTAGTCTTAAAAAACACGCTGCACTATCTATAGAATCAAATATTTTTTCTTCACCAGTTTTGGCATTAATCAACTTTACCTTTGAACCTTTCTTTTTCTTTTTTCTATTTTTATCAACATTAAACTCTATTAGCATTTTTTCAGAAGTTGGAAATACAAGCTCTCCATTTTTTCTTACTCCATGAACACAACAATATAGTGCTAAGTAGTTTCTAAGAGTCAAATCATCTTCAAATATGTTATCTGCAACAGAACCATTAAAATATTTTTCAACCTTTAACATTTCAGCTCCCTCCTTATTCAACTGGCATTTCAAACACTTTTTCTTTGTTGCATCTAACCCCGTCTTTATTTATAATGTCAAACTTAGTTCCTGCAATAACAGCATTCTGTATCATGTTTAATACTTCAATAGCTCTTTCTTCTGATTTATACCTACCTATTTCTCTAGCATTTGATTCCTCTTCAAACACTGCACATACTTGTTTATTACTTATTTCAACTCTATTAACTCTCATTAAATCTAATCTATCTTGACTTCTAATTATTATCATCCCTAATCTCCCCCTCATCACATCTTCTTATATCATTTAACTTACTTAAATCTTCATATATATTCCCATCAATCTTAACTATTGCAAGTTCAGATAATCTAAAGCAATCTCCTGACATTTCATTCACTGCAATAAAACAACCATCTTTAAATTTTACCTCCCCTGCAAACTCTGTAAAAAATATACTTCTACATAAAACAATATCGCCTTCATAGATTTCTTTTCCATCACAATCCTTTAAACCTGTGTATATCATAACCTCAAAATTTTCATTGTTTTTTGGCAAATAAACACCACTATAAACCTCTCTAAGCAAATTTTTAGAATAGCACACCATTTCATCATAACTATACATTTCTTTACCATTTTTATTCCATTCTCTAAATTTTAACTCCATCTTTCATCCCTCCAATATTTTTCAACTCCTAGGAAGTAATATTGTATAACTACCCCCTAGACTATTTAACTTAATTAAAAAGGTATATCGTCATCATCTATTGCTTGAAAACCTTGTGGGTCTAATCCTGGTAGTACATATTCTTGTTTAGCATTATTATCATTTTTACTAGAAAGTAGTTCTAAGGCATTTACATTAACCTTAGTAATAGATTTCCAGCAACCATTTTCATCTTTGTAATTATATATATTTAACTCTCCAATAGCATAGACAGGCTTAGCTTTAACAAGATATTGCACTAGATTCTCTACATGTTTTCCTAATTGTTCACATTGAATAAAATCAGTTATTTTATTTCCATTTTTATCTTTAAACCTTCTATCTACTGCCATTGAAAAGGTTATTTTTGGAGTACCCGAATTTGGAAGGTACTTCAATTCTGCATCTGCAACTAATCTTCCAACTAAAGTTATTGTATTCATTTAACTAGCCCCCTTCTATTTTTCTTCCTGCTCTTCTGTATACTCAACAAAGTAAGTATAAGTTGTCTTGCTATTTTGCTTCTCTCTAGCAATCTTTACTGTATATCCAGCTTTCCCAAGTAATCTTAATAATTCCAATCTATCTTGTTCGTTTAAAGAACCACTTCTTTGTGCATATATTCTCGCCATTTTATACCTCCCCTTTCTAGGAAGTAATATATTGATATTTACTTCCTAGAAGTATAATTTTATTTAAATTTAACCTTTTGACTTTTCTTAATTATGTCATCTAGTTCGTCAGGTGAATATTGAGTAAAGGTTTCATTGAAGTTATGAAACTTATTTTTACTCACATTAGGAGTATTCACATTTTTATGATTAGACTGCTTCTTCTCCTGTTTATTCTTTTTCTTCCTCTCAAACTCATTTTGATACTCTGTAAGTTCTAAATTAGTTTTTACACCTGCTTCTATCCAATTGTTTAATATTGTCTTTACATACTTATAATTCTTAACTCCATTTGATATTGCTTCATCAATAGCTCTTATAATTACATCAGCTTCCATTCCATCATCTAAGTAACTCATTAACTCTATAAAGTTATTAGGAGTAATCACACCTATATATTTTTCAAAGTATTTTTTTATATAGGTGGTTTTATCTTGTTGAGGTTGTTCATTAATAACAATAGTAGTAATATCATTATTTACTTTAAAGTCATTACTTACTACTTCCGTGTTTTCCGGTTTCCGAGAAACCCGGTTTCCGGGAAATCCGGTTTCCGGGAAATCAGTTTTTCGGGATTTTAGCTTCTGAGGATTTTCAAGTGGTATCTCATATACTTGATAATCATATCCTCCAAGCATCTTATTAGTATTAGAATCTCGACAAGGTGTTCTTGTTATATATCCATTTTCTATGAGCTCCCTTAAAATATTTGCTGTAGCATCCCTCCCATTTTTACTTCTTTTATATAAATCATTAACATAGATTTTCCAATGGTCGGGCTTACTAATCAGATATGAATGTAAACCTTTTGCTTGCCAGCTTAATTTTACATCTTCCAAACAAGTTTTATTTAAAACCACATATGGATTATCTTTGTCTTTGCTTACTCTTATAATCCCCACAATATCACCTGCCCTTATTGCTTATTTTCATAAGCATTACAAATAGTGTCATACTCTTGTTTTGTTAAATCTTTTATCTCTTTTCCAAATCTTTTAAATACTTTTTCTTTCAAACTTTCTTTATCAACATTTGCATTACTTGCTATTGCATATAACCTACTTAATTGTTTATCTGTTAAAATTCTATTGTTAGAATTACTTTTAGCTTCATTTTTGCCACTGGTTGCGTCAAAAGTGTCACTTTCAGTTATATTAAGTAACTGAATATATAAATATCTAGTTTGATAGGTTTCTATACCTCCTAGTGCTTGTAATTCATTAGAACCTTTAAGTTGCAAGTCTCTCATTGGAGAAGTGAATACAATCTGCTCTGATGGGTTTTCTCCATTAATTAATGTTAGAGTTGCATATTCATTTGTAAAGGTCACTATAGGGCATAGCTTAGCTTCTTCAAGTAATCCAGTTGCTTGTGGTAGAAAGTCTGCTAACTCAAAATACTTGAAGTTAGCGAACTTATTTTCTCCACTTTTCTTTAAATTCAACTTACTAAATTTAACTCTTACATTCATCAATTTAATGTAAATATTATTAATTTCCATGGTCCTCACCTACTCTTTTTTAGCTTTTGGAATTGTTAGTGTAGTTCCATATTCAATCCTGCAACCTTCGACCTCATGACCTTTTTTAATAAAGTCTTTTATACTATTTTTATCTACTTTTACAACTTGCTCTACTGTTTTATATATAGCAGGTATCTTTTCTTCATCTTCTATGACTAAGCTACCTGCTGACTTTCTTATACTTATATTTCCTAAAAATGTTTCTACTTTTTTAGTACCAAGTAGTTCCATACATTCCTTTATATTGCTTTTTAATCTGTCAAGAGCATTCTTCTTAATCTTCTTTAACTCTTGCATTCTCTTAATCTCTGAATCTATAGAGTTTATATCACTGTCAATGTTTAATATTACTGAAACTATCCTAGTGTTTTTATTTTGTATCTCTTGTTTTATTATTTCTTTTATTTCCTCTAGTTTTTCAGTTTCATTTCCTGTTGTTTCTGTTAAACCTTCTTCTATTTCTAATAAATCTGTAGTTAATTCATATAAAGTACTCATAATTTCCCTCCGTTTGTGCTATAATTAGCTTAATTAAATTTTGATATATTTATTTGAATTGAGCCACGGCAATGGCTCTTTTCTTATATCTGAACATCTATAGGTCTATCTCTTTCAAGTTCTTCTAAAATTAATTGAAATATCTTGCAATCCTCATTTTCTTCATATTCTTTTATTTCAATTTGTGTATCTATAATTTCTAGTAATGACTCAGCAAATATTTTTAATCTTTCGTTTACACTTTTTTCTCTTAAAGCATTACTCAATTCAATTTCTTCTGATATATTTCTTTCTTCTTTTTTTCTAAGTTTTGTATAAAGTTGCTCGTTTTTATTTATTTCTAAATTAGCTCTATTTAGTTGTTGTTCTACTGCATTTCTCACTATAATTAAACTTTTCATGATTAATCCCCCTTAATTTAGCATTTCAATACAATAATCATAGCTTATTGCATCATCTATAGTTATAGACGATTGTACTAAATCATCTAATTCTTTATCAAAATAAACTACTGTTAATTCAAATTCTTGTGATTGAGTTATTATACAATCGCTTTCAAAACCAAATCTTGCACATGTTACTCTGATTGCTTTACCTGCTTTAAGAATTTTTGTAGGAAATTTTACTTTAAGTATTTTCATATCACTATCCCCTTATTGTATTTTTTAAGACCTTCAAAACTTGCTTTCTTATTGTATTGCTTACAGAATTGTACATAAGCTATCAGTACTCTTACATTCAACTAAATCACCCCCTTTCTTTTTTTCATTACATCTTTATCTTTCATTGCATTTTTCATAATAAATTCTTCAAATGATATTCTATCAATCATGTACTTTCTTCCTATTTTTAAAGCAATAAAATCTTTTGTTATCATGGCTTCTCTTGCCATGTTTCTAGCTGTTACATCAGATATTTTCAAGTACTCACAAAATTCTTCTATAGTCATTAACTCCATTCTTTTAATTCCTTCTCTATCTAAAAACATCTTGATGATGTCTGTTGTATCATCTCTTCGCATTAACTCTTGTACTAAGTCTTTTGTGTCTATGAATTGTAATGCTACACTCATTTTCAAACCTCCTTCTCATATTAATTGAATATCCTGTATTTAGTTTTCAAGGTACTGTCATGATTTAACCTAATTTTTGCTTAAATCACTTGATATTCCATATTTTAAAGCCATATCTTTTACAATAGCCACATACCCCTCTATTAGCTTCTTATCATCTTGTATTACATCTAAATTGTTAACTTTCTCTCTTTTAGATTCAGATACACCTTCTTCTGCCATTTTTCTTCTTTTATTGATTAATCTTCTATGTAGGTCAACTCCAAATCTCTTATTTAATAATTCATAACTTTCTGTTCTAAGCATATTTATATGTTCAAAACCACCTTGTTTTTTTGCTATTCTTGCAATTAGTTGATGTGTATTTGTTCTCCAACTATTTGAGTCTAATGAAACTACATCTTTTATTGTTTCAACCTCTGTCTTTGCTTCTAAAGCAATGCTATTTGCTTGATTAACTTGAAGTCTTAAATCTTTCATTTCTTTTAAACTTTCTATTAATACATCTTCTATACAAGTTGGCTTATGTTGCTTAACTTTGAAATATGTTTCTTCTAAGTTATCAAACTGCTCCCAAGCTTTGTCAGTATCCAATATTTTGCAGTGTCTATTTGCTCCTCTTTCAGTCCAAAGATACATTTTTGAAGTAAATTTTAGGTTTTCATATTCTGTATGAATACCTTTAAAATTTTTTAAATCATCACCTTGCAATAAAAAATAATGTTTACCTTCAATAAATCTATCTTTGTTATTGTTAAAATTGTTGCTTATATTTCTTGCATCTGTTTCATATACATCTGCTAGTTGCTGTGTAGTTAAAACTCTTTCGTTATTTCTTTCTATTACTTGTAAGTTATTCATATTTTTCAGCTCCTTTTTCTTTAAATGTACTTTTAGTACAGTTGTTTTTCAAAAAAATATACTCTATTGAAGTATTGAAATAAGCTGCTATTTTTACAGCTGTATTTAGAGACGGTACTCTTTCGCCATTCTCTAAGAAAGCTATATACCTACTTGTAAGACCTAATTCAGCTCCTAACTGATTTCTACTTAGTCCTTTTTGTATTCTAAAATCTTTTAGTTTATTCATTTTTTCACCTTCTTTTACTTTATCTTATGTACTAATAGTACAGTACTATTAGTACATTGTCAATAGCTTTTTTAAAAAAAATGAGCTATAATTGATAATTAAGAACTAATAGTTCAATATAAATTAAAAAGGTGGCTAAATAACATGATTGGATATAGAATAAAGGAATTAAGAAAAGAAAAAGATATTACTCAAAAAGAACTTGCAACTTTTTTAGGTCTTACTCCTAAAATGATTTCTTTTTATGAGAAGGAAGAAAGATTTCCTCCACATGACATAATTTTAAAATTATCAGATTTTTTTAATGTATCTACAGATTATTTGCTTGGAAAGGTCAATGTAAAAAATATAGACAATCTTAGTGAGTTAGAGCTAATTGAAAATCTAAATTTCTCTGATGATATAAAAGAAGCTTTAAAACTAATTAGCGAATTAAGTCCTTCTAGTCAAGAAAAAATGTTCAAAATAGCAAAAGTATTTCTTGAAGAAGAACTTAATGAGAAAAAATAAGAAAGAGAAGAAAACTATTCTCTTTCTTTTTTATTTTCTTGTTTATAATATTCTTTTAATAATTCTATGTACTTTTCTAACTTCTCACTATTATTTTCTCTTAATTTGTTCAATGTATCCCCTGTGTCAATTAGTAGTTTTTTTGATTTTTCCACACGCCTTCCCCCTACTATCAGAACTTACGTTCTTATTTTTAGTCAAAATTCCCTAATGAATTTTAATAAAATATAACTATGTATTTTCATTTCTAAAAATATTTTTAGATTATTCAAAATTTTCTTGGATAATTATCTTACTTACATAATAATACTTTTGTTAAATATATGCAATAAAAAAAGGGGAATTGTAACAAAAAAATCGAATTTTGTAGAGTCTTGGTTATTTTTTCCATTCCTGTGTATTATTAATCGTCTTTTTAATTATAATTTTTTGTATTTTCTTGTTTATATAATATTTTTTATTATTTAATTTTAAAATCTTCGTTTTACTTTTTATACCATATAAATATAGTATTCTTTTCAAAACTATTTAATTCTATGTTTTTTCCTAATATACATAGCATTTATACAGAAAGTTTTATATACTTAAATTGTTATTGTCACAAAGTAGAATACACTAGAAATTAATTAAATACAAAAGGAGTAATTTTTTATGAGCATTTTGAATCTATTTAGAAAAAATAAAAACAAAAATAATGTTGATTGCAATGAAAAATCGAACGAATCAAAACAAAGCTATAATGATAGTACTACACTTTCACTAGAATGTAATTCTAATTCACCTCATAACATAGAAGTAAAAAATGAAATTAATAAAGTGCTGAATGTAAGTTGTAATGATACAACAAATTTATATGAATTAGAAAAACAAGCAAGAGAAAAATCAGATGCTTTATATGATATACATACTAATAGTATTAATAAGTTTAACCCACAAAACAATATATTAGAAACAGATACTAAACCACTTACATCAATAGAAAAATCTTTCCTAAAATACATAATTGGAGAAAATATATACGAGCCTTATATAGCAACCTATTGGACATATGAATATAATATTAACTATTCATATTTAATTTCTAAGTTTTTCAACATGGATTATCTTAAGATTTCAAATTACATTGAAGACCTTACTAAGTTAACAGTTTCGGAATTGAAAGAAATATTAAAATCTAATAATATTAAATCAACTGGTAAAAAGGCTGAATTAATAGAAAGGATAGAAAAAGAAATCTCATGCAAAGATTTATCTAATTTTTTTAATAGCTCCAACAAATATTATGCTTTAACAGATAAAGGAAAAGAACTGTTGAAAGATGTGCGTAAATCTGTTACTAAAAATACTGACCTAGAAGACCAGTGTTTAGAATTAATTTATATTGATAAATATGAGGAAGCATATGACTTAATTTGTAAATATGAATCCTCTAAAAATATCCAAAGAGGAATTAATATAAACTGGGAAAATCATAAAATTACACCTATGAAAATTGAGTCTTACAAAGCCATAAAGGAATTAGATATAAATTTAAAAGACACACTTTTAGATAACATAATTAAATCATCCTATATACTTTGTGATATGTTAGGAAATAACTCCAAAACTTCTATATTAGTAAAACGTTTGGTAGGAGAAAAAATTGATAATATCGAAATTAATAATGCTATAAATAGTATAAATGATGTAATATACAATCACTCTACTATAACATATAACGCAAATGATAGTATTAATAATAAAAATTTACATTATATGGATATTGTTAAAAATAACAAATCAATACCATTCGAAGTTAATAATAAAAATTACAACTTCAAAATTAATGAAAATGAAATCTACTTTTTTAATATACTTAAAATTAAAATGTACGAAAATGAATTAAAAAATAATTTTGTCTTTGATAGAATGTCAGATGGAGCATTTAATGTATTTGATACTTCAGATAACTTCATTGGTAAAGTTAAATTGCAAGGTAGAAAAAAATGGATAATGTACACGAAAAATGAATTTGGTTCAGAACATATTTATGGCGAATTAATTCACTTAATCGATGGTATTGATGCTTGGATTAAATATTCAAAGGAGTATCTAAAATAATAAAAGAGCTACTTAAAATGATTAAAACTAATTTTAAGTAGCTTTTCCTTATGTTCAAAATACTGATAACATACTTTTATAAGAATGTTATATTATTTTTATAATTTCTGTTAACATACCTTTATAATCCAACTAAATTCTTTTAAATAACTACCATTTTGTTTTATTTTTACCTTTTTTTGCAAATATATGGAAATTGCACATAAAATTTTATATACTTAAATTATTATTATCATAAAGTAGAACAAAAAATAAAAAAGGAGTTTTGATATGAACAATGAAAATGAACAGTTAAAAAGTGATTTACTCATCAACGATGAAAAAATCAAAAATCTTAATTTCAAGATACCCTGGTATTATTCTTTATGGACTATATCCATACTAATTCTTTCTACGTTTTCAACATACTCTATATCATTTATAGTTGCAATAATATTCTTATTTAAAAGAAATAAGATAATGAAAAAACATAAAGATAGCATTAGTATACTATTATCTGATGTCGAAAAAATCAATAATAAATATATTTTATTAAATGATGAAATTAAAATGAAAGAAAAACACTTTGAAGATTTATGTGAATCAAATGAAAATAAGTTAAAAGAATTATCCAATCTATTAGACAAAAAGAAAGTTGAAATTGATAAATTTGATTCAGAAAACCAAGATAAATTTAAACTTATCGAAGAACTAAAAATAGAAAAAGAAAGACTTGATAATCTTATAAAAGATAAAAATATACTTAAAGATAATATTAATACTTTAAATTCTCATTTAGAAGAATTAAAAAATGAAAGGGAAGAGCTTAGAGATATAAACACAACTTTAAAAAATAAAAAAGAAGAGCTAAAAAGATTATCAGAAGAATTAATACAGACTGAAGATGAGGTTCTGCTTCAATCATTTGGATTATATAATCCAAAATATGATTTTGAAAACTCTGATGAATATATGGAAAAATTAAAAGAAATAAGAGAAATGCAAAAACTATTAATAAGAAATAAAACAGGTGTAAAATATTCTGATTCTTGGACTGTTGATGGAAGTGTTCAAAAAGGTAGAACTATGACTAATCAAAATATTAAAACAGCTCTTAAACTCTTCAATAGTGAGTGCGACATTGCTATGTCAAAAGTTAGTTTTAAAAATATTGATTCTATAGAAAAAAGAATACGAAAAGCATTTACTGATACAAATAAATTAAATACTTCAAATAAGGTTTCTATAAAAGAAAACTATCTTAATTTGAAAATAGATGAGCTTTATTTATATTATGAATACCTTCAAATGAAAGAAGAGGAAAAAGAAGAACAAAGAGCTTTGAGAGAACAAATGAAAGAAGAAGCTCTTGTTCAAAAAGAAATTGAAAATCAGAAAAGAAAACTAAAAAAAGAAGAATTACAATTCAAGAATGAATTACTTAGACTAAAATCAACTATCCCAGAAGATGAAAATGATAAATTAGAATGGGAACAAAAAATTAATTCTATAGAAGAAAAACTAGCTTTGCTATCAAAAGATTTAGATGATGTATTAAATAGAGAACAAAATACAAGAGCAGGACATGTATACATAATCTCCAATATTGGTAGTTTTGGAGAAAATATATATAAAATAGGAGTAACTAGAAGATTAGACCCAACTGAGAGAATAAATGAATTAAGTAGTGCATCAGTTCCTTTTAAATATGATATACATGCGACTATATTTAGTGAAGATGCACCTAAATTAGAATCAGCTTTACATAAAGCTTTTGATAATAAGAGAGTTAACAAGGTAAATAATAGAAAGGAATTCTTCAAAGTTACGCTTGATGAAATAAGAACAGAAGTTGAGAAAAATTTCGATAAGACTGTGGAATATACAAAATTGGCAGAAGCACAAGAATATAGACAAACATTAAAAATACAAGAATTAAATAATAAATTAGCTTAAATATATTCAAACAATTATACTTTAATAAAATATTATTTTTGAATATCTATACCAATTTGTGATATAATAATAGCAAGGAGATAAAATTTACTTTTTAAAAGGTGAATTTCTCTAATTGATTAGAATTTAAAAGTTATTTCTTTAAATCACCCTTATTGGCGTTTGGGTGATTTTTTATTTTGTCATATATGAAAGCTGATACAATACCAGCTACTATACTCAATAAAAAGTTAATTAACATATAAATTCACCTCCTTCCTATATTGGAATTTGGCGTTTATATGAGAAAATCACCCTTCGCTTTTCAATTTTATTTTCCTTGCTAAAAATATTATAACATATAATTCTTACATATTTTACCTATATATTACTTTTTTAAAGATTCGTCTATATATTTCTGTATACATCTACTCTATCATCGAATAGAATTTATAACTTAGATTTGATATAATAAAACCATAGTTATTCAATATATTTTAAACATGAATAATACTTATAAAGGAGTGTACATATATGAATATCAAATCAGCTTTTATAAGAAAAAGAGGGGAAAAATTTCATGTATATGTGGAGTACATAGAAGAAACAACTGGCAAAATAAAGCAAAAAAGTTATGGAAGCTATGAAAAGAAAAAGGATGCTGAAAAACATTTAATTGAAATAAAGTCTACTATAAACAATAATAAGTTTATAACTCCAAACAAAACAACTCTTGTAGAGAGATGCTATAAGTACATAATGACAAATGAAAAAAATTGGTCTCCTTATACAGTTATAAATAGGAAATCTTGGGTTAAGAATTATATAGAACCTTTTTTTAAAGATACAATATTGATAGATGTAAACCCTAGCCTTCTTCAAATCTTTATAGATAAAAATTTTGATGGTTCTGCACCATCAACTGCAAAAGTTAGATATAATTTTCTATCTTCTGTTTTAAAAGAAGCTTATAGGCTAAAAGAAATATCTGAAAATCCTTGCGATTTTGTAAAATTGCCAGCTCAAAATGTTACATATGAAATTGAAATATATAATAGAGAAGAAACGCTATTGTTAATAGAGAAGTTGAAAGATAGTTTGATAGAGATACCCATTCTCTTAATGTTGCTGTTAGGTTTAAGAATTGGAGAGGTAGCTGGTCTTAGATGGTCTGATGTTAATTTAGATAATAGTATAATAAATATTAATCAAATTCTCATATATGCAAATAGCAAAATAACTTTTAAAGAACCAAAAACTGCAAAATCAAAAAGAGCGTTATCTGTTCCAAAAGAGTTAGTTGAAAAACTAAAAATAGAAAAATTAAAACAAAACAAAATGAAATTACAAGGTACACTTATAAATGAAAATAACTTAGTATGTCTAAATACAAATTTTAATGCTTGGATACCAACTGCATTAAGTAAAACTTTTCATAACTTTATTAAAAGAAATAATTTAAGAAATATTAGAGTACATGATTTAAGACACACAAACGCAAGTTTGCTTTTGCTAGGAGGTACAAATATGAAAGTTGTTTCAGAAAGATTAGGTCATACAGATATAAAAATAACTATGAATAGGTACTCTCATGTGTTAGAGGAAATGGACAAAGAAGCTTCTGATAATTTAAGTAAACTTCTATTTAAATAA